CTGTTGGGGTGATAATTCCAGTTAGCGTTGTCATGATTTACTCCGGCTGTGTGGGCCAAGCGATAGTGTTGGGGAAACCGCTTTGTGTTGGTATATCACGCAGTGCTTGGCGATACGGAGCGTATTTATCTTTAATGGCTTGAGGTGTATCAGCCCCCTGAGTCCAGTCCGTTGTGGCTAGTTTGGCGTTACGCTCTGCACGAACTTCCGTTGCCTTGCGGTCATTAGCGCCAGCATCCCACAATGCTTTCTTTGTATCGTATTCGACTTGTTCTTCTGCCGTGTAAGGGATATTGACTATCTTGCCAGTGATGACGTTTACTGTTGTGGTGTGCATAATCAGCCCTACTCGTAAGAAATGTTTACTTCGCCAAGATCAAACGTATCTGTACCGTTCGTAGTCGTTAATCTAATTCTATCAAGCACAGACGTTAGTGATTTTCTTCCGGCTACCGTCTCTGTAGTGTTTGAAGCGCCAGTTACTGCCAAAACTCCCTGTACCACCCACGTAAAACTAGATGAGTTTTCCAGAGATATAACAATTGATCCTGAAAGGTTTCGTCCAGCGCTTCCGCCTAAAATTGCAAAGCCAGCAGTGCTGTTTGCTTGTTCTATTGCCCCACCGGGGAACCCAGAACTGTTTGACAAATAGCCGGTTGTCTCAATGCCCCCAGAATCACCAAGTTGCAACAATTTATCATCTATTCCGCTTGATGAAACATTTGCCATCATCAACGTGATTCTTTTTGTTGCGGCAGGAATACCGGTAAAGTCAATTGAAGTGCCGGAGGTTGAAGCGACCGGCGTTCCGATGGTAGGTCCGGCAGCAATCGTTGTCCAAGACGGCAAACCAGAGCCAGCACTTGTAAGCACTTGCCCGTTAGTACCTGCCGCACCAGCAAGAGTTAAGGCTGTAGTTAGGTTAGCTGATGCGATAGTAGGAGCAGTCAGCGTCTTATTTGTAAGAGTTTGAGTCCCGTCCAGCGTTACAACCGTACCGCCATTGCCGCCTACCTGAGCGTAGACTTCCCAAGTGGCTGTTCCAGAAGTGTTGTATACAAACTGAACAGACACGCCGCTAATATCACAAACCAAGTCCTGCGCTACATCCGCAATGTTATTGCCGTTACGCCCAACCGTCAGGTTGTTTGTTCCCCAAGTTCCACCCGCATCCGCGATAATGACTTGATCCCCGTTAGCAGGAGAGGCTGGCAAAGTGACCGTGAATGCGCCGCCAGTGGTATTAGTCAAGACACCATCATTGGCAACGGCAGTATAGGTAGTTGTTTTTGTAACTGTGTAGACTATGCCACCCGCCGCTGGAGCAGAAGATGCCCATGTTGTCCCGTTACTTGTTAGTACATTACCAGAGCTGCTTGGTGCAACAAAAGTAGGAGCCGATGCCCCGTTGCCCAAGATGACGTTGTTGGCTGTTAGGGTCGTCAGACTTGTACCGCCATTGGCGACTGGCAATGCAGTGCCTGAGTACGTCATCGCCAGCGTACCGGATGATGTGATCGGGCTTCCAGATATGCTGAAGATGCTAGGGACTGAAGCCGCTACGCTAGTGACTGTGCCTGAAGTGGCAGGGGCGGTTGATGACCATGTTGTCCCGTTACTTGTTAGTACATTACCAGACGTACTGGGTGCAACAAACGTAGGGGCCGATGCGCCGTTGCCCAAAATGACGTTGTTAGCTGTTAGGGTCGTCAGACTTGTGCCGCCATTGGCTACTAAGACAGTGCCAGCAAGAGTAGAGATAGTTGGGCTTGCCAGAAATACAGCAGCGCCAGCTCCGGCCCCATCGGTATACACCATTGCTCTAGTGCCGGTGGCGATTGTAATCTCAGCACCGGAACCCTGTTTAATAATGATGCTCTGACTACCAGCAGCGTTGTTCTCAATGATCCACACCTTAGACACGGTGTTAGGCGCAATGGTCAGAGTACGAGTAGCGGTAAGGGGTGCTACAGTGGACGTGATCTTGAGGTACATGGAGCGCAGGGTATCGACGGTGCCGTCAGCCATCGTGAAGGTTTGGTCTGCGTCCCCAGCCATGTTCTTAACGCCGTAGCCGAATGCGTCGGTGGCGAAGTCCCAGTTGGAGTTAGTCGTTGTGCCCCAAGTGCCGTCTTCATCACCTGTGGTGATCTCGGTTAGGCGTAAATTGTTTACGTAAGTAGCCATTTAATTTCTCCAATACCTACACTAGTGTAGTGCCGCTAGCAGGCGGGACGCTCGTCGCGTAAATTTTTGTGTTCTGCCGTAAGTTTAATGTTGTACCGCAATTAGAACAAGTGTCCGCACTTAACTCCGCTTCATCTAAATCATAGCCGCAGTTAGCACAGACAATTTCAATCTCGTGCTTAGGGTCTACGGCATCGCCAAGTGTTACCGCTTCTTTTACAATTTTCATGCCGCTATCTCCGTCCAACCTGCGTTCTGATTAGGCACAATTTGACTCCAAACTAAAACTACACCAACTTGTCCCGTAGCCTGTACACCAATGGGGTATACATTTGCTTTACCAGTCTGGGTAGTCGTTCCTAACGCTGTAGTGCCTACTACACCTGTAACACTGACAATGTTTGCCGCAACTACACTTACTGTACCTAGTTCGCCTGTGGCTGCATTACCGAGAGCGTCTACTGCTCCGTCGGCTTCAACAGCGGTATTGCCAAGAGCGGTGGTGCCTTCAACACCCGTAACCGCAAAAGCCACACTTTCTTCAACCGTTACAGAACCTAGGTCTCCCGTAGCACTAACACCTGTAACCGCTACGTTGAGGACTAATTGTACTGTAACACTACCAAGCGCGGATGTTGCCTCTAGCCCAGTCCCGGTGACTATGGCGGCGGCGGTAACGCTTACTGTGCCTACCGCTGTGGTGCCTTCAACACCCGTTGCATTAACTATTACGTTACCTTGTACGCCCGCCGTGCCTAACGCACTTGTACCTTCAACGCCCGTAACGTCAACAACTGCAATACCAGTTACTGCGACATTACCCACCTGACCGGTAGCGGCATTACCGAGAGCGTCTACTGCTCCATCGGCTTCTACTGCAATATTACCTAGGGCGGTGGTTCCTTCGACGCCGGTAACGCTTACCCCAATGCCTTCTTGTACTGAGACCGTGCCTACCGCACCTGTGGCAGAAAGTCCTAGAGACTCACCCCACGCGCCTTGACCCCATTCCCCCCGGCCCCAACCACCTAAATAAACGGTAGCGTCCCATTGAGTGTAGCCTACTTCACCTGTGGCAATAACCCCAGTAACTGAAACGCTCGCGTTTGCTTGCGCTATGGCTGTACCTAACGCCGTAGTACCTGATACACCACTAACACTAACAACCGCGTTACCTGTAACACTTACCGAACCTACAGCGCCTGTACCGACGGGAAGGGCAGGAGCGTTACTTTCGCCCCAGACATACGTGCCCCAAGCATCGTATCCCCACCCACCGAAGGTAACCGTAACGCTAGCCATACGCTCTACTCTTAAGCGATACGGATAATCGCGTTACTCGCATCTGCCGCAGGGAAAACAATAGTAAAGTCACCAGCCGTTGAGGTTTTGTCAGCGCCGAAATCCAAAACTGCAATAGCTTTGTTTGACTGCGTGCTGTTATAAATTAAAGCCCCACGAGCTGTAATAGTCGCAGTAGACCACGTTGTGTCATTAAAATCTGAGAACGCCGTAGTTCCACTACTGGTAGGTGCAACAACAACCAGCGTGTTACCCGCTGCTGTGTAGCCCGTACCGGAGACTTCATTGGATGAGCTGTACGCCGTAGTACTTGCACTTAGCGTAGCGGACGAAGTGTACAGAGCAATTTTAAGCGTATCTGGTGTTGTAGCCCCACGCACGACAGTTGTACCAAAAGCATGGATACCGTTAAGTATCTCTACTTTGAAACTTGTGCACATAGCTTGTGTAATAGCCATTTATATATCCTCACAGTTTTTCAATAATTCGAGCAATATCGCTATGCCCTTGTTTATGCAAAAGTGCAGAAAGAGTTGTTCTATCTGATCTTATTGCTTCCTTCATATAGAACACTAGTAATGTCCTAATTTGTTCTTTGTACACTAAAGCTTGAACTTTAATCTTTTCATCTGCGGTATCGCTAATTGAAATAAACTTTTCCAGCGCTTTATCCGCAACTTCTTCTGGAGTAAAACCACGATTAGTTGTGGTAAACACTTTGAAGTTTACTGGTTGGCCCATTGTTGCTTGCACACCTTCAATCATAATATGGCAAATCTCTTTAAATTAACGTGGTTTAATTCTAAATTGCCCAGAGCGATACATATCTTCTCGCAACTTGCCATCGCCTAAATTCTTCAACAAGGCCATAGCGTCAATGTACATCTTTTGATACAGCGCAACCATATCTGGTTCACCCTTGATGAAACGTATAGCCTCAATCAAAGCGCCGTTGAGCAGGGCAGAATCAAACTCATCGCCCAGCCATGTAGTACCGGCAGTGACAATCGACTCGGGGTAATACCCGTAATGCAACTCAACCCCATACGAAGCATCCGGTGTCGGCCCCAGAATAAACGCGGTGTCGTCAAAAACACCGTAGTGCTTAGGCTTGCCAGTGTTCGTTGGGCCGGGGTATGCCTCTCGAATAAAATTTACATCCTTGTTCAGCAAGTACTCATAGTCCCCGTTGCTGGCAATAACCGCTAGCGAAAAAGGGTACAAGAAGTCTGTAGGGTACACCAAGTATTTATTGTTAAGCGTCAAATTACCCGTCTGGTTACGACGCAAAGCAGGAATCTGAACAGTGTTGTATATCTTCTGCTCGGCCTGATCGGTAAACATATCGAGTTGATCGTTTGTAAACGTCTGTTCACAAATGTCCGCTATGTTAGTTTTAAGCTGGGTGTAGTTCACCTACTGCTCCTTAACCCATTGGGCCTCGCGCCATAGTGCCTTTAGTTGCTGCGCCGATACCGCGAACCTTAATACCGCTAGTTTTCATATTTGCAGGCGGTTGGTTGCAACAGTCCGCTACTGCGTAATTTACAGGCTCGTTAGGAAACTCAATTATCTTAGGGGTCTTTACTTTTGATCTGGCTTTCGTTTTCATTTCTATCTCCTAACTCGTAGTTACCGTTACTGTTCCTACTTCGCCTACGCCTTCTAAATTGTCTGGTGTAAGGCCAAAAGGGTTATTTAACCCCACCGGGTCCCAACCCCATTGAATATCTCTACTAGCTACTAATTCCGCTGAATCTGATCTGGGGTTCCGTATTGCCTGTGTGTCTTCAACCGGAAACGTACCCAACATAAGCTGTGGTTGATCTGGGTTCCAACACTCTGGACACGCCTTAATGTTAGTTTTATTTCCTTTTACAATCAGCTCTTTAAGCTCTCGTAACCTGTACTGGAAGCCACAAACATCACATATTGCAATGGCTTTTTGCCCAGACGCATAGGTATAGCTCACAGCTACGACCTCACGCCGTAAACACGCGGGAGTAAGCTAAGCGTTGCTTTTTCTCTGTCCTCACCTGCTGCCAACTCAAATTGGCGCTCATATTCGGCCTGTAGCATGGGAATACGCTCCATTAGCTCAGGGTCTTTTTGGGCTATGTAATAGCCTAGGCCCGCAACAAGACAGGGCAAAAATCGGAAATTAACATCGGGGGTCTGTATACCTGCTCCTGCGTCTTGAATACGGCGCATACGCCAGTACTTAAGTATGTAATAGGGAACAAGCGATGTGCCTTGATTTGGGACGGGCCACACAGTTGCTGTAGGGTTAACTTGTCCTCGGTCTATGTAAATTTGAATCGGACGCCCTTGGCTTAACTTGTTTGGGATACTAGAGTAAGTAGAGACGCTGATTCGGGTTATGTTTAGGTCAGACTGAGTACTAACGCTGCCATCACCTGTGCGTACTACGTGCTCTAATAAGTCTATGGTATCTGCGGGAAGGTTGTACGTAGCAGTGCCTTGAACAAGGTTTAGCGTACCTGCCTCAATTGTCCACATGTTAATGCCACGGTTCTGCCACTCAATAGTCAACAGGTTCATAGACCGCCGCGCTGTGCGCAGGTCGTATCCAGAACGCATTTCTCTACCCGCACGTTCCCACGCTTCTTCCGCAATCTCGGTGAAGTCCATGTTAAACGCTGTAGTGCCAGAAGTTGCCATTACTTTTTCCTTCTTAAAGACTCAACCCTTCTAGGTTTACCCGCTGGTTGCCCTAGGCGTTTCTTTTGCGCTATACGGGACTTCTTTTCTGCCGTTGTCATTTCGCCAGAGGTCTTGGGCGTTTTACTGGAGACACGCTTTGTTGGTCTACAGTACGGGGTTCCCCGCTTCTCGTTCTTATCGCGCCCGCAGTCTTTACCAGTACGCACATCCTTCCAGTCTTCCTTAAACCATCGTTTAAGCGCGGCTCCTTTTTCTGTCTTACGCACAGCCATTACGCACCGCCTCGTTTACGGCATTTAGCAATAGCCCCAGAAGCATACGCAGAAGGGAAGACTTTGTACGCTGCCTTTACCTTGCGATAACAAGCGTCTTTGGGCGTACCGCCTTTTTTTAACGCTATGGGTTTTATTTGGCCCATACCTCGGCATTGCATCATGACTAAACCATCTTGCAGGGTCTGCCGCCACGCGCTTTACCGTAACCACGGACTTTGCTCGTGGCGTTGCTCTTGACTCCGCCCCCGTGAAACATTTTCCCCTTACCGTCAGCGGCGTAAGCGGGGACCATTTTTCCATTTTGCTCTACCATTTCTAACTTGCCGCCTTCTCGGTATTCAGGAACCATACCGCCGCCCATCATTCCCATTTCTTCTTGCGCCATAGTGCGACGAGTTGCGCCGCCCATTTTGCTCATAGCCACCTTGTGCTCGGAGTCTCGCATTGTGGTGCCATCGGGCATTTTGTGCGTGCCAGTCATACCACCCATCTTCATCTTTTTTTCAGTTACGCAATTCGCCATAAGTCCCCCGGCTCTAAATGTACGGCCTTTATCGGCCTTAACGTAATCTCTACCCACACTCTGTGGGATTCCTGTTTTCTTGGCAAACTTAGAATTGTTAGCCACTGCTGCCATTAACTTGTGTTGTTTCTTGCTTTTACTAGGCACTACCACTTTACCTTGTCTGCCCAATAAGCTGCACTCATCTTGCCCTTGGCGATGTTTTTGCCGTGTCGGGACTTAAATGATTTGCGCTTGGCTTTCATGCGATCCGATTCACCCGCTTTAGGTTTACCTGCGGTGCTTGCACCTTGTTCGCCGAAACGAATAATCTTCTCCCTTCCACCCTCGCAAGCTTTAACTATATGCGATTTTTTAGGGTGTGAAGGAGTCCGCGAAGGCTTGTTACAAGCCATTCCCGCTTTGTCTGCTTGCTTAGGCATAGAGTTTTTGTAAAATAAATATAAAGGTGTAAAAATCGCCACCCGTAGGAGATATAGTGGTAGCTACAATATCCCCGTTTTTTCCTGCTCCAGAATTGTTAGGTAAACCGTAAGCAGAGAAGTCATATTCATCTGCCCAATCAACCGGGAACTCAAAGATAGAAACATTGGTAGTTGCATCCCACTCTAGTTTAACGGCTACTCCAACACTTAAGTAAGTAAGTCCTAACAAAGTAACCCCTGTGCAAGCTGCGTTATTAACTGGGTTTGCAGCTAGTGTAGAAACATCAACTAAAGTTGAAGTTACAACATCCGTATTACCTACAGCCGTAGTAGTTTTAATAATCGCCTGACGCCCACCGTCTTGAATTATCTGTATACTTGTTGTGTCAGCCATGAATTACCTCGTTTTCCTGTTCTACTTTTGCTAACCAAAATTGACATTCCTGCATAGCCCCAGCGATAGCATTTAGATTGGCTTCCATTTGTTTTCGCTGGGCCGCTAACACCTCAAGTCGCTCTTTAAGGTCTAGTGCAATCATGTTAAGCAGAAACGCTAAACAATTGAATGTAACGAATACTGCCGTTAACAAGAACTCGTATTTGACCCGCTGATGTACCCGGTGTTCCTGCTGTTAAAGCCAAACCTGCGGC